AATTAGTAGTGTTGCATCAGATATAAAATCACCTTTTTGGTTCACTATACGATGCATCCAATTAGTGATTACTAAATAATTATCCATGTCTTCAGTGACATTAAATGTAATCGATAATTCAGAAAATTCTAGCCTATCGCCTGTTTCGGTAAATGTTCCGCCACGATATCCTAAATCTACGTTTCCTAAATTGATTCCTGGTAAATTTACAGCTGTGCAAAAATATTCTACATTAGCAAATTGTTCTCTATCAATAGAAAACTGAAATCCGACTGGTGATAAAAAGTTTTTGTTTGTAGTTAATGTACTCATATATCTATTTATAAGCAAAAAAGAGGGGATTTTAAATCCCCTCTAAAATGAATCTGATTAATTAATCAGGTTTACACCATGATGTCATCAATTCTGAAGATTCTGAAGTATGGGTTAGCTCTATCTGTACCAGCGCCTGATGCGTTGCCTACAAATGGATTTTGTTGCATTCCATATCTTGTTTTGAATCCGATTCTTGGTTGGAAATCACTCTCCCCAACAGCTTTAACCATGGTTAAAGGTACGTATGGGCAGTAGAAAAGACCAGCGTCATAAGGATTTGAACCTCTGTAACCTACACAAGCGAAGTCAACAGTTGCATAAGGGTCGATATAGACCTTTAATTTACCATTAAGAACACCAGCGAATGTGTTACCAGTATCATCAACATTTAAGTCTGTTGATAATGCAGGAGTGTAATCCATTTGACCAGCAGCTGCTAAAGCTGAAGCTACGTCTGAAGAAACGATTACAAAGTTACCTTTGCCTCTTCTTGTTTCTTTAGCAATTACGTTAGCTTCTCTTTCGAGTTGCATGATTAGACCTTTAAATTTCTCAACCATCCATCTGCCGTCTGAGTCTGTAGCGACATCAAAGATACCAGATACTGCTGTTGAACTTTGTGTAGCACCGATTTTAGCTTTTGTTAGAATAGTTCTAACTACTTCTCTGTTGATTTCAGCTAAGATTTCAGCAGATAAGATATTCGCTAATTCGCCTTCAGCATCCAGGCCGTGGATTGCTTTAAGGTCTTGTGCTAATTCCATTGTGTACTCAGCTTTTAAAGCTCTTGACTTAGCTTCAACTGTAGCTTTTTCGATTGAGAAAGCCATCTCGCCAAATGCGCCACCAGTATTACCTAGTGCTTCAGAAGCAGCTGTAGTCATACCAGCACCGAATGTAGAAACTGTATCACTTTCGTCAGCGATTGTTCCATCGGTATCAGCATCAGTTACTCCACCTAAACCTGTTGGTTCAGCTTAATGAGTACCAGCTCCTGAGAAGTCGGTATCAGCTTCATTAAATAAAGCCTCTGTTCCGCCTTGAGTTGAGTATTTTGATTTCATCGCGAAGATTAATCCAGTAGGTCCAGTCATTGGCTGAACACCACAGATATCATAAGCGATTAAGTTAGGCATTGCTCTTCTAACAAGAGAGATAAGCACAGGGTCAAAGTTTGATACGTTTGAACCAGTAGCGTTAGCTGCTGTTTCAGAAATCATATTACCTTGCATTTGTGCTGCTTCTTGTCTTAGGGCAACTTCCTGGTTTTCTAATAAGCGAGCTGTTACTGCTCTCTTATATCTGTCCTTAATTTCAGGTGCACTTTCGTGCTCTAAAACGGGACCCCATTTTTCTATTAATTGTGAATCTGCATTAAACATTTTCGTTTTTCCCTATAGTTATTTATTAAATTTAGTTATAGCTTGTGTGTATCTAGCCATTGGGTCTGATAAATCGATATCGATTGAATCTTCTCCAATAACACTAGCTACTTCATCAGCCGCTTCGTTAGAATCTTTAGTAAAGTATGATTCTTTAACAGTTTTAACTTTCATTTCGAAAGATTCTCTGTTATCAAATTCGATATCTTCAACTAATGATGCTAATTTCTCAGCTTCAGTTTCAGCAAGCCCTGATGATTGTTCTCTTACTACTTCGTTCTTTTCAAAATCTTGAACTGATTGATGTAGTTTGATATTATCATCTGTGGATTTATTGAGCTGCTCCTCTAGCTCATTGACTTGTGCTGATAAATCATCAACAAGGTCAACTTTACCTTCTGGAACTTCAATATAATGTTCTTTGAACACTGTTTGTAAAGAAGACATGAACTCTTCAGCAATTTCGGTTCTTAAACCATTAGTTACTGAAACTTCATTTTCCTTCATCCAATTTTCAACTACATAGTTAAGATATGAATCTACCTTCTCTACTAAGTTTGATTGAATTTCAGATACCTCTTCTTCTAGGTTTTGTGCATACTCTGCATCAAGATTTTCGATGTGTTGTGAAAGCTTAGATGTTAACACAGCTTCAAAAATAGCTCCTGCTTTTCCTTTGAATTCATCGGAAAGAGTTGCTTCTTCTGAGATTAGTGCATCTAAATCTTCGTCAAAGTCAGTTGATTCTACCTTCGCTTTAACACTTGGTGCTGCAGCTTTAGGAGCTGCATTAACAGCCTTTTTAACTGAACCGTCATCTTCTGACTCATCCATTTTCGTCATCTTTGCAAAGAGTTTTTGCGCATCTTCTTTTCTAGCTTGTTTTAGGATTTCGACTGCTGCTTGGATAACACCGGCTTTAGTTTTAGGTACGGAAACGGCTTCGGCTTTAGATTCTTTTTCTTCTTCCTCTTCTTCCTCTTCGTGTCCGCCTTCTTCTACTTCTTCCTTTTTCTTATCCTCTTCTAGAGATTCCTCGTCTAAATTCTCATCTTGAACGAGCTCTTCCTCTTGAAGCTCTTCAGCCACATCCTCTTCGACTAGATTTTCGTTTTTTACATCTTCGAGTGACATAACGTTCTCCTATATTTTAGAGTTTAGTTTAGAGAGGAAACTTTTGAATGCTTTGATTTCAACGTTTGAATCGCCTACTTTCCTAGCCCTCGTTATTTCAGTCTCAATTTCTTCAATTTCTTGTGGAACCAGCACACCATTTTCCCATATCCAATCTACGCCTTCCATTATACCATTAACAAATGCTTCAGGAGCACTAGGGTCCTGAACAATATCAACGGTTGCTAATAGAAAGTCGTTATTTACATAGGTTGTACCTTTCTTATTCACAAGACTACCCATACCACGACTTGATACCCCAAGCTTAACTCCACCCTCTAATAAACCTTTTACGATTTGTCCCATAGGGGTGTCTAAGATTGAAGCCTTTCCAACAACATTACTTCCTTCCCATTTGAGGTCTGTAATTTTGTGTGAAACTTTATCAAGATTGATAGTCGGTCCATCTGGGTGATTTAATTCACCGACCGCTCTACCAGTCTTTACTTGTTCTGTTACATATTTGTTTACCGCCGCTTCGAGAATACCTTTCTCGTATATACGGCCATTACGGTTCTTTTGGTCCGCTTGCATGAATACGCCTTCTATTGCAAGTGACTTTTTACCGTTTACTTTTTCTTCGATAACCTCTAAATCGCTATCGATGTATTCTGCTATTAATTTCATTATTCGTTATCTGCGGTTTGTGTAATAACCTCGTCTCTATTTACCATTCCTGATGCAATATCAATCTTTTTGGCGTCTAGAGCGTCGGATATCTTTTGGCCCATAGCAGTTTCAAACTCCTTTTGTGCCGTTACATTATCACCATCATTTAAAGCTTTAATTAAATTTTCAACATTCATAATTTTTTCCTTCTGTATATATTTATAAGATTACTATGCCCAACGTGGGTCATCTGGGTCAGGAGCCATATCGTCTCCAGCTTTTTTCTCTTTATCAATTTGTTTCTGGATATCTTTAATATCTTCATCGTCAAATTGTAATACATTTTTTCTAACCCATTCATTAGAAATAAATGTTCCCACATATTCGTCAAGAGCACCTAACATATCGAATCTTTCTCTCCAGATTTCTGCTTGTTTTAGCTCTGCGAAATAATTGTCTTCGATAAAGTTATAGCTAATTTGATTCTTCCAATTATTCCAATCATCTTTAGTTATAATCCCTTTTAATAATAATTGGGTTTTTAATAACTGCATGAATATATCGGAGAATCTTTTTCTACATCTATCGATGAATTTTTTAAACTTAACTTCGTCCCTGGTTATTTCTGAAGCTCTACCTAAACTAAACTGAGCTTCTTGTTCTAA